GTCGTAACTTTAACCAACCTATTACGATTCCTGACAGTGTTACTAACGTGACTTCCACGTTTTATAATTGTTATAACCTTAACCAACCTATTACGATTCCTAACGGTGTTAAAAACGTGACTTCCACGTTTTATAATTGTCGTAACTTTAACCAGCCTATTACGATTCCTAACAGTGTTACTAACATGGGTGCCACGTTTTCAGATTGTCATAACCTTAACCAACCTATTACGATTCCTGACAGTGTTACTGACATAGGTTCCACGTTTGTTGGTTGTCATAACTTTAACCAACCTATTACGATTCCTAACGGTGTTACTTACATGGCTAACACGTTTGCAGATTGTCGTAACTTTAACCAACCTATTACGATTCCTGACAGTGTTACTAACGTGACTTCCACGTTTTATAATTGTTATAGCTTTAACCAACCTATTACGATTCCTAACGGTGTTAATAACATGGGTTCCACGTTTGCTGGTTGTTACAACTTTAACCAACCTATTACGATTCCTAACGGTGTTTATAACATGGGTTCCACGTTTGTTGGTTGTTACAACTTTAACCAGCCTATTACGATTCCTAACGGTGTTACTTACATGGGTTTAACGTTTTCAAATTGTCGTAACTTTGGTTCAAACATTACGTTCCTTAATTCTTCAAAGCTTACAACTGCTACAACTAGAAACATGTTAAAGTTTACAAACAGTTCCTTACGGAAAAACATCTACTGTAACAATGCAACGCCGTTCTTGGGGACTACAATGGCTAGTTCAATCGTAGGTGCTGCAATCACTTGGACACAGGACGGTAGCAATTACTACAATACAGCCTACAACATTTACATTTACGTAAGCTAAAAGGTTTTGGTTCCTTCACTAATAGGTTATGGAGGAACTAAAATTGAAAGAAATTACTGTAGTAATACCAGCCTTTAAGGCGACCAAAACAATTAAAAAAGCACTTGAATCGATTGCTTTCCAGACTATTGCAGATAATCTGGAGGTAATCGTTTCCTGTGATAATCCTACCGATGACTATTCTAAAATCATTAACCAGTTCCCAGAACTTGGAATCAAACAGCTTAAATGTGAAAAGAATGCTGGTCCTGGTTTAGCCAGACAACGTGGCTTAGACGCAGCTACTACCCACTGGGTTACATTTATTGACGCAGACGACACATTTGCCAGCCCTTTTGCATTGGAACAGTTAAAGTTTGGCTATGAAGAAAATGTAATTGAAGTTCAGGGACAGTTTGCACAGGCTGTTACAATCCCTAACCAACGCACACGCTTTGTTCTTCACAACGAACCGACACATCCATGGGTATTCGGAAGACTGTACAACGTAGACTTCCTTAGACAGAACAAAGTCGCTTTTTCTGAATTACGTGCTATGGAAGATGGCGAGTTCAACTGGAAGATACGCCTTATCACAGAAGGCACTCCTCTTAAAATCAAACTGATACAAGATGTTGTTTATTACTGGATGCCTGGTTCAGAACATTCTATCACACGCACTGGTGAAAAAGACGGTATTCCGCAGTACAACTTTGACCTTTGCCAGATTGGCGCAACTATCGCAGCTAAACAGGCAACAGACTTTGCACGTAAAGTTAATCCGTTCAATGGTTCAATTACACGCTTCATTACTGAACAGATGATAGGTCATTACTTTACCTACATTGAATGTATTGGAAGAAGGAAAGAGTTTGCGGAACAGAACCTTTGGCTTGGAAAGTATTTCTACAACGAATGCTACAAGTCTATCGAAGCTGGTATTTCCGAAGACATTATCAAGAACATGTACACCCAGATGAATGCAGCCAAGGCTTCTTCACTTGTAGGCATTATTCCACAGATTAGCTTCTTTGACTGGTTCAAAAAGATTAAGGAAGCCGACTACAAAATAGAAGAAATCAAGGAAATACGTTCAAAACTGTCCAAGGAAATAGTCGACAACGACATAAAGACTGGTGTCATTGATGCCGACTGTTCTATTTTCCACTAATAGTTTATGGAACCAACATCAAACATTGAAACAGTGAATTTCCGCCTATCTTCTATAGAGGCTACCCTTTCAGAATTGAAGGCGGTCATAGTAGAAAATAAACTACAGGAAAAAGAAATAAAAGACATAAAGGAAAAGCTTATGGAATGTCTGCAAGCTTTTAATTCACACGATAAGCGTATCAGAAATCTGGAAATTGAACCAGTTCAAAGCAAGGCTAACAAGTGGCAGATGGTAACAGACATGGTGTTCAAGTGGGCTATCACGGCACTTATTGGAATCGCCACAGTAAAGTTTGGCATAAAAGGTAGTGTATGAAAAAAGCTAAACCGTACAGCAAGCTGAAATCGGTAAAGACGTGGGTTGTTGCGTGGGCACTTGGTCTTATCACTTACATTGTCGTAAAGGACAAAGTTGACTTCATTCAATTGGCAGTACTTCTTGCAACAATCCCGCTGGCTTACATACCTTCCAACGTGTATCAGAAAAAAATCGAAAAGGAACAGTAAACAATGGCAAACAGCAAAAACACAATCCAGAACATTCCATTAAACGGTGAATTATGCATGAACTCCTTGAAAACAGAAGTTAAGCAGTTTAATGGTTTTAATGAAAAAAACAGTACTGTCTATGGTGGAACGTTAAGCCCAATCTATAAAAAGACGACTGAACTGTTTGACAAGGACAATTCTTATACTGTCTACAATAGTCAAGGCGTTCCGTATACACTGGTTTATGACACGTCATCAGGGTCGCCGATGGTGCGACTTTATGTGAATAATACATTTAAGGCAGGTGTGCCTGCTTGTTTAGAAAAAACAGAAAAGCTTTCCGTCCCTAGCAATACAATAGTGGCTGCTAAAATGTTGACTTTTCCTGAAGGTACGGTGGACAATAGAACAGTTGTATACGTGGATAGTACCGGCTGGGTTGGTGGTATTAATCGGCTGATTAATGGACTTAGTAACGTAGTTGAAGCACAGATTTGGCAGGACATCACCGTAGTCGATGGGGTAACGTGGTGTGGTGTGGTAGTCTGTGCTATAGCAGAATCTGGTCTAGCTAAGGTAATTTACTATAAAAGAAGTAATCAGGGGGGATGGACAGTTTATGAGTCTCCGACTGTTAGGACGAATGGTACTACCAGTCCAGTTATAACTGGTATTTTTCCGTATGTTTCTATTTGTGCTTCCGGCAAGGTATCGAGCTATGAGGCTTATAAGCTGCCTGTAAGTAAAGACGATGATGGTGTAATAACATTTGGTAGCTGGTCACAAGATACAGAACATTTTTACAGGCAATACCCAGACTGTATTAACGTTCAAGAAATAACAATGCATGGTGGTAATACAAAAAGGTATGAATTACAACAGTTTGCTTGTAGGGAAAGAGTGTTTTCCACCGGTGATTTTTATTATAACGGCCGTTCTTTTGGTAGAACTGGGCATGATGGGGACGGCTACATACCTTGCCCATTAGGAGCACCATTATTGGACGGTGTGGTGTCTCCTGTCAGTGTTAAGGAAAGAAGAACTGTCTTCTATCAAAATGGTGCCCTGCTTAGTATAGGTAATTCAGGTCAAGCTATTGACGCAGTTGGTGAATACGAAAGGAGCTTAATTTCTGCGTATGATTATAGTGATTGGGGGTGGATTACCTACAAGAAAGTTTCTGGTGATTGGTATTGCTATACGTACTCCAGAATAAACAGATGGTCAGATAGTGTTGTTGACTTCTTAAAAAAGATGATTATCGATGACCGTTTTATTATTATGAAAAATGGAATCGCAATCAGTTGGGTGTATGACATAGAAAAAGGAGAAAACAATAACCGCTTAACAAGCCTGGACTGGATAATTTCTACCCCGCCGATAGGCAGCTCTAGTAGTACCACCGGAGTTGTATTTGGTGGTGGTATTAATGCTGGTTATGCACAAAGTGGTGAACAACTAGTTGGGTATCTTCCTAACCCCTATGTAATGTATGACTGTCCAGTTGACTCATTTTTGCAAGCAGTAACACCTGGTCAAGGTTCGTTTAGGTTTACAAGACTATTTCAACTCTACATGTCAATGGGAAACACAGTTCAATCTGCTGAATACTATGGTTCTGACTCACTTTACAAAGGCACATTCTACCCAATTGATGCTAACGGAAACCCGATTATGCCTATTTCAAGTAATGCTGAATTGATTAAAGGCTATTCCAATAATGACCTTGTAAAAGAGGGTTCAACAGTTTATCCGTTAATGTATTTTGACAACAATACTAAAATCTACGCCTATCAGTTACTGGCTGGTATGTATAATGTTACTGGTTCATTCAGTTTGCAAGGTCAGCAGTATACAGTAGATGACGAAAACATTTACATGATTACTTATAATGCAGGCGTTATTTCCAATGTTACGCCGGTAGCTTATAAAAGGAACCTTACATTCCTTGGAACATTGCCTACACAGGCAATCTTCTGGTCTGATTTTAACAAAACGTTCTATGCGTTCACTGGCGACCGTATTCTTTCCAAAATGTTTGAAGCTTCCGACATAAATAAAATCAAGTATGTAGGTCAGAACCCTGCTTCACTGTCATTATGGATTTGTACGGACACGGGGACTTATGTTTTATCAGACAGTGACATGTTTAAGTTGGACGAAGCTACAGAAAAGGTTTATTTCCAACCAGACAGAGCTTCAATGGTAGTGCCAGGGGAAACAAAAAATGAATCACACGTTATTTCGCTTTACAAGGTAGACGAAGACAGTGAAAAAGTCCCAGTAAAAATACAGACAGCCTACTATGGCTTGGGTTCTGAAATGAAAGCAGTAATGGACTGCTGGTACATAAGGCTTTTTGACGCAGACAAGACTGAAGGTTATGTTAAGGTAAAGGTAAATACCATTACTGACGTTGCAAGACACACGGAAGAAAAGACTTTCAAGATAGAACCGGCAGATTATGACGATAACCACACCGTTTATCTTCGCTATCAGCCCAAGTATCAGGAATGCGTTGCTATGCAGCTTGAACTTGAAACAAACCTTGGTATCTATCAGATTTCACTTGGTGTCAATGCAACGGACGCAGTAGCACAACAGTCCAAGTTCAACTTCTAGGAGGGCTTTATGGTAACGACAGTAACTGAAAATAGTGTACAACAGATAAACACAAGCCTTTTTAGTCTGGAAAAGGAAATAAGGGAAAGCACCGAAGCATTGGAAAAGGAAATTAACGAAAAGGTAAAACTATCTGCTTCCGATGTCGGTGCAATACCATTGCCAGCCATTCCAGAAACTGACGGAACGTATACGCTACAATGCACTGTTTCTGACGGTGAAGTAACGTATAGCTGGGTATCGGTAGCAACTGAATAATAAACACTAATACTGTATGATTACAGAAGAACAAATCCGTGACAGGGTATCTGAATTAAAGACGCTTAACGAGTCCAGATTATCCAAGTATTACAGGAACTATAACTATTACAACAACACGCCCGCAGGAACCTTAAAGAACATAAGGAATCCTTCCATTGTCGGACTTTACAACATCGAAGAATCCATTGAAACGGACACAACGCTTACACCGTCACTGAATGTCATCAAGTCTTGTATCGACACGCTTACTTCAAAAATCGCACAGTCAAAGGTGCGTCCGTTCTTTAACTGTATCAACGGTACATTCAAGGACATAAATGTTTGTAAAAACGCACAGCAGTATTTCGACCAGTACTTTGACATTGAAGAAGTGAACAAGAAAGTGTCTATGGCTTTCCGTGACGCTTGTGTCTTTGACCACGGTGTTCTTTATGTTGATGCAGAAACAAAGTCAATTACAAAAGCTTTGCCTTGGCAGGTGTTTGTTCGCCCGGCTGAATTAACTTATAACAACATTACACGTGCTTACTACTGCCAGAAAGACTATCCGGTTTCTATGTTACCGGAAAGATTCAGAAAAAAGGTATTGGACAAGAACCCTCAGCAGGAATACGTAACCTACGGTATTTACTATGACACAGTAGACCAGTGCAAAGCAGTCTACATTACCGAACTTGATTTCGTTGGCATCGAAAAGTATGAAGGAAACCGTGTTCCGTTCGTATTCCTGTGGTACAATAATCCGATACACGGTGGTTCTTCTGTTTCTGTGGTAGACATGCTTTACGGCATTCAGACTGAAATCAACATTTTGATGTCAAAGGTAAAGGACGCTTCACAGTTAACCCCTGCGAACACGATTTTCCTTCCAGATGACGCAACAATCAAGGCAACACAACTAAACAACCGTATCGGAAACATTATTACCTACCGTGCTACTTCTGACATGACAAGTTCGCCGGTAACAATCGCTACACCGCCGTTCATTGACGCAGAATACCTTGAACTTATCAATAACCTTAAAGAAACTGCCTACGAAATGGTAGGTATTTCACAACTTTCTGCACAGTCCAAGAAACCAAGTGGTCTTAATTCTGGTATCGCATTGCAGACGGTAGAAGACGTTGAATCAGAACGCTTCGAAGAACAGTTGAACCAGGTTATCAGATGCTATGTTGAAATAGCCAAGACCTGTCTTCGTGTCTTTCCTAAGGATGAAACGATTCTACCCGATACGCCTAACCGTTTAGACGTTAAATGGCGTGACATTGTTGAAGAAGAAAAGAAAATGCAGATTCAGTTCAGTGCGGCAGACTCACTTTCAAAAGACCCGTCTACCAAGTTACAGCAGTTGCAACAGTTGGCACAGGTTGGTGTTATCCCACAGGAAAGAATAGCACAGTTTATGGAACTGCCAGACCTTGAAGGTGGTTATTCGTTATCTAACAATGCTATCAACGCAGTTCTTTCTGTTATCCGTGATTGTATTGAATCAGACAACTTTGATGTTCCAGATTACATACCGATTCCTATGCTTAAAACTGAAATAATTAACACTCAGTTGTCATTGCGTGCCGCAAACTTCCAGAAAAACCAGAAAGACATTGAAAAGCTTGACCAGCTTTATGATGCCGCAGTTCAGATGGAAAACCAAATGAACAGTCCTACACCGGAAGAACAGATGATGGCGGAACAACAGCAGATGCTTGAACAACAAGCACAACAACAGGCACAACAGCAACAAATGATGATGGCACAACAACAGGGGATGGAACAACAGCCACCTATGCCACAAGCAGACATGGACATGATGACCGGTCAGCAAGGGGTAACTGGTTGGGATGGAAGAACATTTGACCAAGCACAACAAGGTCAGATGGTTCAGTAAAAACACTAATACCATAAAGATTAAAACAGGAGAACTTTCTAATGGATGAACAGCAACTTTGGAATCTTGTTATGACAATGAGAGACCAGCTTAGGGCGTGTATTGAGTATTTCGATAATTTCGAAAGAAAGGTTGACGACGCTATCGCAAGTACTGACAAACGTTTTGCAGATGCAGACGAAAAAATTAATGAACTTAAAAAAACGGTTTTTGAACAGATTATCGACCCTGCTAACGCATACCTTGATGAAATGGACAAAAATGAACGTTTTGATGCCTTTAACGAAAAGTATGGCGAAAAGCTTAGACCTTTCAACGACGAACTTTCCGCACTTGAAGGCGAAGACTTTGACATCGTTCGTTCCGCATTCGACCAGTATGACGGCTATGAAGGTGAAAAAATGGGCGAAGACGAATACGTTGAAGCTTTGGTTGCCGAGGTAGGAAAGAAGCTTGACTCAATCAAGAAAAGCCTTGGTCTTTCACCTGACACCGAAATTGCAGTAGAGCAGACCGAAGACGGTGGAACGGTTGTAACAACAGAAGATGGTGATGTTATTGGTGGCGAAGAGGGTGGCAAAGAAGCTGAAGTCAAAGAAGAGCCAGTAGACGACCCGGAGGAAATCGCCGCATTTGAAGAAGAACTTAAAAACCAGAAATAGAACACTAATAAGATAAGGAGAATAAAACATGGCAATTAGTGCTAACGCATCTATCTTGGCAATGCTCAAGGTATACTATAAAGACGGTGTTGAGAACTTGATGTTCCGCAACTCACCTGTCTTGAAGAAAATCAAAAAGGAACGTGTCGAGGGTAAAACACAGAACTTCTCGGCTATGTATGGTCGTGGTGGTGCAGTCGGTGGTGACTTCACAAAGGCACAGGCTAACGCAGCAACTGTTTCAAAAGCAGTAGAGTTCGCAGTTGAGCCGGGTCAGTTGTTCAGCGTTTATTCAATGAACAGCAAAGAAGTTCAGGCTTCACAGACAAAACGTGGTGCTTACATGAAGGTTGCGGGTGCAAAGATGTTTGCGGCTTCAGAAAGCTTCCGTAAGACACTTGCAGCAGCACTTTATGGTACTGGTTATGGTGAAATCTGTATGGCACCAGCCGCTTCATTCACATCTGGAACAGACGCAACAATCACGCTTCCAGACTATGCTATCATGGCAATCGACATTGGTTCAAAGCTTGAAGTAAAAGCAACTTTGGCTTCTTCTACCAAGAAAGTAACCTTGGAAGTTAAGTCTATCGACGGTACTGCTGTTACAGTAACGCCTGATACAACTGCTTCTTCACTTGCAACAGACTTTATCGTTCTTGAAGGTTCAACAGACGGCAACGCAGGTATTCTTCCTGTTGGTTTGGCTGGTTGGCTTCCGACAAAACGCACGAACCTTTCTACAACATTCTTTGGTGTAGACCGTTCAGTAGCTCCGGACCGCTTGGCAGGTGCTTTCTATGATGCTTCTGCAATCAACGAAAAGAAATCTGTAACAATCCAGAAACTTTTACAGAAATGTCGTCGTCAGGGTTCACAAGCAGACCTTATCATTATGAACGACAGTGACTTCCTTGAGTTCGCTAACGAAATTGAAACTACCAACACTTACTTCACACAGACTTCTACAAAAGAAGCAAAGAAGGCTTCTGTTGGTTACAAAGAGTTCAGTGCAAGCTTCTCAACGAACTTCATTGAAAACATTGTTGATGACCCGTATTGTCCGAAAGGTCGCTTCTACATTCTTGATTCAGAGTATGTAGCACTGTGGTCGTACACCAACACTGACAAAGTTAATGACGGCGTTGAAGGTAACAACCCTGGAAAACAGGACCCGATGGAAATGGACGGCGAGGGCAAGACAGAGACTCCTTATGGTCTTATCATTGACGACTACCTCAACATCCAGCCTGGTACTTCTACAATAAACGGTCCGGCAATGGACGTAACGTTACAGATGTTTGGTTCGTTCGTAGTAACCAACCCGTCTGTTTGTGGAGTCGGACTATTTTATGGAGCTAGTGGCATAGCTTAGTTCTAAACGCAAAAACAAAAAGCCCCTATTATGGGGCTTTACTTATTTTAAATACTTACTTGCTTCAACATAAGGTTGGTTTATTCCTTGTCGATAAAACCTTGTTGCGAGTGTGTTGAACTTTAACTCTTCACCATTGTAAACACAAGTCTTATTTTTGTACCTTGCATCGTTTTGTCTTCCAGTTTCTGTTTTACGCCATTGCTTATTTGTTTCTTTTTTGTTCATAGAAGCATTTATAGTGTTGTATTTTGGACACAACATTTCGATAAACTCTTGTTCCACTTGTTTAAGATACTGTGGTTCTACAAAAGCTAAATAAAGGAAATCAAAGTTTTCAATACCATACTTTTTGAAGTCTTGGTATAGCTTTGATTTCTCTCTATTCCAACGGTTTGGTCTTTTATGTTGCATAAACCTTTCATGTACGTCTTTACTGCTACCTATGTAGCGCTCACCAGTTATTTTGTTTTTTATTTGGTATACACCACAAATCTTATTTTCCATGCTTTAAATATTGCTTTTTTTTACACTAATAATTTGAAAGATAACAATTTAATACCTCCATAAGTTGTTTGCCCCTTGGGACTTCGGTTCTAAGGGGTTTTTGTTTCATAACACTAATACAGTATGACAACGTATAATGCAAAAGACTTGATAGAACAGGCACAGATGCTTGCGGATTTGCAGAACAGTGATTTCATTTCTTGGAAAGAAAACATGATGTTCTTGGACAACGCTTGGTCTGACCTTTATCAGCAGATTATAAACCACGGTGACAAATCATTCTTGAAGACATTCACCTTTGAAGGTGACCATTGTGAACTTCCACGTGATTTTTACCAGCTTCATTACGTCTGCTATAACGACGGAATAAACAGTATTCCTATAAACAGAAAAGCCAAGACTTCGCTTACTGGCGGACCGTTCTATGATTTGGTCGGCGATGAAATAATCATTTATAACAGGCTTGGTGGTTTAAGAAACATTGAAGTTTCCTACTTCCCGGTAAGGGATTCAATCACGTTTGCTTCTGATGACCAGAAAGTTGACGGTATTGAAGGAACAGTCATTGATGTATGCGAAAAGAATGTTCTTTACCAAAGGAGTGGCGGCCTTTTTATCAAAGACATTATAAACGGTACTGAAACAGCGGTTTCGTCTGGGTTTATGCTTACTGACAGTGGCACTGTTTCAGTAGCAAATAAGCCTTATTTCAAAAAAGACAACAAGGCTTACTACACCGAATGGTCTAGTGGCACTTTGTCGCTAAAAAAGGCTAACGGTCAGACAATCCATACTGTTGCCGTGTCTTCTAATCCAAACTTTCCGCTATGGAAAATCAACGCATTCTACAAAGGTCAGTTAATCTATGCAGTTAATGGTGGGCTAAAAAGCTTTGACCTTGAAACTGGCACTGTTGAAACAATCGCTGAGGGTCTTATAAGCGACAAAGTTTACAGTTTCAAAGACGACCTTTACTGGGAAACTGCGGACGGGGTTATTGTGAACGGTGAACTACTGATTCCATCAACTGCATACGATACATACCACGGTGTTATGAAGGAAGACGAAAAGACCGGATACGGCATTCTGTTTGACAACTTTGTAATACGTTCAATCTATGAAAACACGCCTTTATTATTTCCAAACAACGTTTACTACAACTACTTGGCATACAAGCTGGCGGTTTATTACAAGATTAAACAAGGAGCAGACCCAAGCAGTCTTATTGTTATGGCAGAAGATGCCTTGGACGTGTTCTATAACACATTATTAAAAGATACGAACGACTTCGTTAGGATTTCTAACGTTTACGCAAGATAAGAGGTTTAATTTATGGGAAAGGTAAAAGATTCCATCAGTAGTTTTGGAGAAGAAATGAAAAATGGTGCAAGCTATTGGGGAAGCAAAATTGGTAATGGTCTTGGCAACATAGCATCAGGCGCGATGAATGTAGGTGGTGCAATTCTGAATCCATTAGGTACAGTGTCTAAGTTGACAGGTAGTTCTGACGACCAAGGACTTGGAGACCTTCGTGACTCATTAAGGGAAGAGGCTGGTACTTCAGCCGATAACTATTTAACAAATGTTAAAAACGCAAATGCTACGTTGAAAAATGATGTAGGCACATACTCAAACGAATACGAGAACAGTTTGAACAACGCAAATAATACCTACAACAATAGCATGAACAGTGCTACTAGTCGGTATAACAATGCATTGAACAGTTATAGTAAGGGTATTAATTCAAATAGTAATGCCTTTAATAATAACATTAATAGCTATGTCAAAAACAACCAAGGTTTAGCAAACGACTACTCTAAAGCTATAGACAGTAATAACTCCAAGTTTAACAGTCAGATAAACAACTATGTAACAAACCAGAAAGGGCTTGCTAACGAATACAACACTGCGATTAATAGTAACAATGCTGCTTACAATAGACAGATAAACGATTACTACAACCAATCTAGTCAGTACACTGGAAACCAAGGTTATCAGAATGCACTGAATCAAGCACAGAAAGGTGCAATACAGTCTGCTAATCAAGCGGCTGCTTCTGCTACTGGTGCTGCACGTTCGTCTGGTATGTCAAAAGCTGCTGCGGCGGCATTAGGTTCTGGACAAGCAATAAATGCTTATAATCAGGGACTTGCTAACCAGCAGAACCAGGTTCAAGGTAACTACAACAATGCACTTAGTACACTTGGTAACAGATTGTCTAACCAGTCTAACATTTATGGTCAAGCAAATAATGCAGCACTAAATAGTATGAGCCAGAAAGCTAACGCTTACAACAATCAGTTGTCTAACCAGTCTAACATTTATGGTCAAGCAAATAATGCAGCAGAAAACAAAGCAAGCATGATGTCTGCTGTGTATGGTAATCAGTTGTCTAACCAAGCCGGTATTTACAGTCAAAGAAACAGTGCTTTGGGTAGTGTTCTTAATGGCCAAGGTAACATCTATGGTCAGCAAACTACACAGGCTGGTAATGTTTATGGAACAAACGTTAATGGTGCAAACAACACGTATTCAACGAAGGCAAATACAGCAAATCAGATTGCAAGCAACATGTCGAATGCAGCGGGGCAAGACGTTGCAAACCGTGTAAACGTAGCTAATTCAACTTATGGAAATCAAGACGCAATTGAAAAGTTCGCTACAGGACTTGATAGCACATTAGGTGGTGGGACAACTGGAATGACCCACACCGCTGGTAGAATGTTTGGTTGGGGAGGGAAATAATAATGGCAGCAGTAGCAGGTATTATAGGCTCTGTTTTAGGTTCAGAGGCAGCATCTGGGGACGAGTCAAAGGTCGGTGAAGCAAATGTAGCACAAAATAATACAAACATTGCTAATACTCAGAACCAAAAGCCAGACATAAAGACCACAGAGGTTAAAAACGCAGTTGACACAACACCTAATGGTAGTGCGACTTCTGATACACATAGTATTGGTGAAATTAAAGATAATAAAGGAACCACAGCTACAAACAGTTCACCTAATTGGGCAGACATTGCTAAAATGGCACAAGGTTTACTTAGTTCGGGTAACCAGCAACAAACTGTTTCAGTTAATTCTGTTTCTCAACCACAACAAATAGCCAATTTTTAGGTAGGGGATAATTGTTATGTCAGAATTGAAAGACAAGTATGAACGGGACGGTGTATTGGGGCTCCTTGATGTCCAAGATGACATTGAACGGCTTCTCCCAGGGCCATCAGAAAAAGAACGCAATGACTCAAGACTAAGACAGCTTGTTACTGGTGAAACACGACCGTATTCACACACGCAAAAGGAAATGGACGCACTTGTAAAGACTAATTTTTCGCTTCCAATGTTTATTGCCCTTTTAAAAGGTGCAAGACTTGGAAGCACTGCTTCCAAAGGTGTTAAAGCTATAAACAGTGTGCACAAGTACAACAGTCCTACAGGGCTTCAAGGAAAAATGAAGCCCGCGCAGAATGCAGCAAAAGAAGCCGTTAAAGAAACTGGCAAAGCTCTTAAGGAAGCCAAAAAAGATGCACCGAAAAACATTTTTTCACGCATTCTTTATTGGGCAGATGGTGGTCCGAGCGATGAAATCTGGGCAAACAGACTGGCGAAAGCAAAGGCAAAAAACATTGATACTGCAATAGGTGTCCTAAGCAAGAATGCACCAGGGAAAACTGACGAAGTGATTGCAGATGCCGTGTTAAAGACTGCTAGAAACGCTGGTACTGGAACTGCAGTAGGAACAAAGGCTGCGAAAGCACTTGTCGATAACGTAGGAAAGAACTGGGGTGAATGGGACAAAGGTATTCAAGGTATTGATGACCGTCTTGAAATGAGCGTTCCTAGCCGTGTAATACACTTTATTAAAAGTATGACTGGAACGGACGAACTTGACCCTTCAATCTGGCCTATGGACACCATTAATGCCCTTATCGAACAGACCAACGCAGAAACCGGAATGTGGGACGACGAACAGTTAAAAAAGCTTGGTGATGACGAAAAGATACGGCTTGTACATGATGTCATGCGTGGTAGATACAACGACTACGGCGACACAGCGGATGTTATGCTCAAAAATTACCTTAGATTAACTAATAATGGTGAGGAATAAGTAATGTCAGATAAAACAAAGAAAGCACAAGCTGAAAATACGCTGGAACAGAACAAAGCTAACATAGGCAACAACCCATCGGCGGCGCTTCCGGCAAAGGGTGGTAATGGTGGTGGAAGAGGAAACAATGGCTATGGTAACGGCAAGGGTAATGGCAATGGCTCTGGAAGTGGTAGCAATAGCTCTAATAGTGGTGCTTACAATGGCAACGGTAACGGTAACGGCAGTGGCTCTAAAACTGGTGGAAGTTCTACATCTACAAGTGAAAAAAAGGTGTCTGCTGACTGGGAAAAGAAAGCGGACGCAAAACAAGCAGATGCTGATAAGCACACTAAAGAACAGTCTTCTAAAAAAGGTATTGATACCGAAAGGGGCAAAAACGAAGTCAACTACATTAGTTTAGGAACACTTAAACGTGATAAAGATAATGCGGAATTAGCTTACGACCGTGCAGTAGACGAAAATAAGCGTTATCAGGAATTAATGGATTCACGTAAAAAAGCAAAAGGTCTTGCAAAGGCTATTACTTCTGGGCTTAAGAAAGGCTATGACCAGCCGGAATACACCCAGGAAGACGTGGAAAAAGCCAAGCAAGATGCTGCTGGCTACTTTGCGTCGTTTGATGGTCTTGACTGGACTGAAAATGATAAAGACTTTCAGAAACAGAAAAAAGCTGTACAAAAACAGATTGCTGACATGGAAGAAAATGTCAGGCGTGGTGAGGAATTTAAAAATACCCTTAATGATTTCCAAGACCTTATGGCAAAACAAGGAAAGCTTCTTGGATGGCAGATAGACGAATACGGAAAGTGGGCTGAAAAAGGTGGTACACCAGACAACAAGTATCAGGCTGAAGCGGCTATGGGGCTTTTCACAAAGCTTAACCAAGTCTATGAAGATGGTCAGATTACAGAAGATGAAGTAAATGACATTGAAAGTATCTATAAAAGTATAGATGCTCTGGCGGAAGAAGAACTGCGTGCTGACCAAAACGTTCAAGATGCCAAGGAAAGGTATGACAGTGCATCTGCCAAGTACAGCTATTATCTTTTTGACCAGATTAGGGCTTGGGCTACTTTCGCTATAGGACTGTCTACCGGAAACGCACAGATGGTTTATTCTGCTATGGACCAGTTCAATAAAAGGATTGCTGATTCAGAAGCTTCTTTTGCAGAAAACAGAATGGATGCGTTCAGTAACAACGATGTGAAGGAAACAACCGGTGACTCTGACGTAGCTTATGCTATGAAAATGATTACCCCAGAAATTGAAAAAGCAATAGCAGATGGTCATCTTGAAGCTAATAAAAAAGCTTGGGCTATGGAAGGTCTCGAACAGGCTTTTGAAGAATACCAAAGGTACACGTCAACACCAGGTCATGGTGACTTTGCGGCGTGGTATACGATGCAAGAAGCAAGTGGAAACGACTGGTTTTCTATTGTTAAAGCGCTTGTTGGTGCTGGTGCTCTTAACTGGGATTCACTTAAGGCTTGGTTTACTGGTGGTAAAGAAGCTCCAAAGACGAATGGCAAAGATACTGGTATGAACACACAGCAAGCACCAGACTTAAACGGTATTCTTGGCAATGGTGGCAAGTTTACTGAAATGGCAAAAGGGATTATGGACAACGCTAAGAAGCAGTCAGAAGAAACCAAGATTGCTAGGGACAAGGCAAGCGTAGTAGGAAATGCGCTGGCTTCAAGAATGGGTGGTCAAGCGTCAGCACCACAGGGCACTGGAAACGCGGCACCTGTAAACACAAGCTGGGGTAAAGCTTAATCTTTTAGGACTATAGCACTATGATACTAGAAGAAATCTTTAACAACATCTTTGGTAACATTGCTCAGGAAACTGGTATCGGTCTCGGTGGTACAGACAGTAGTGTATCAAAGACAGTGGAAAAAGGAATAAAGAAAGGTGCAGACCTTAGAAAACTGCTATCAAGGGGTGTCGTCCGTGAAAGGGAAAAATCAAAAGAACTTGCGTCTGATAACAAAAGGAAGATAAGCAAGGATTTAAGAAAGGATAAAGACCTTACTATAAATAAGCTTATCTCAAAGCGCTTTGTTACCACAGACGATGACGGTAAAAAGGGTTCTGGGTTGTCATTGGACGAATACTCTGGGGACACAGAAGTCGAAATACCGTCAACCGCTATTGCTGATGTAAAGTATGACCCAAAATCAAGGGTCTGCCACGTCAAGTATGTTGGCGGCAATAAGTGGTACAGGTTTGTAAACATGACACCACAACAGTTCAAGTCATTTATGAACGCTTCTTCAAAAGGACGCTATGTTCAAAGAATTATGCGTATCAAAAACCACGACCCTGCTTATCCAAGAACCCTTCGGTAATAACTGCAAGACCAGAGGCGGGCACTAATAAATCATAAGGAAACATAACATGGAAGCAAACATTTTTATAAAAGATGCCAAGACAGAAGGCAACATTATTACGGACATTTCTTTCTACGGTGACTGGAAGCTTCAGGTCGGAACAGGCACCGAAGCCGTACAGGATTTGGTTGACCGCCTTAACCAGGCTAATGCCCAAATCGGTCAGTTGAACAACACAATCAACGCCAAGAACTATGAAATCGCAGGATTGCGTAATGAAATCGATTCCAAGGAATCCCAGATTTCTACGCTTGAAAGCCGTATTTCCACTAACGAAGCACAGATTACGACCCTTAACGGTCAGATTGCCGCCAAGAATGCGGAACTTGTTTCGCTTAACGGTCAGCTTGTTGAAAAGCAGTCAGAAATCAACGGACTTGTAGGTGAAGTCAACACGCTTCACAACCAGATAACTGGCTACGAAAACCAGATTTCAACCTTGCAGAATCAAGTCGCCGCAAAGACAAATGAAATCGCTACGCTTAACGGTGAAATCACGGCGGCACAGGCTGAAGTTACACGACTTGAAGGTGTAATTGAAACTGACCAGAACCGTATCGAAGAACTGGAACAAGAAGCAGGTCAGCACGAACAGGAAATCGCCGACCTGAACGCAGAAATCGCAGACTGCACCACACAGATTGGAACGCTTAACGACACTATCACCGAGAAGCAGGAAAAGATTACAACACTTCGGACTGACATTACCAGCCTTAACGGACAGATTGATACCCTTACCACGGCAAAGGAAAGCCTTGAAACTGCCCTTGAAAGCAAACAGGCAGACCTTGATAAGGCACTTGTGGAAAAGGAAAGCCTTGAAAGCGACATCGCTACCCTCAACGGCGAAATCGAAGACTTGACCAGTGAGCGTGATACATTGCAGGGACAAGTCAATCAGGACACCATTGAAATCAATAACCTTCACGTTGAAATCAGCACCCTTGAAACACAGGTTGCGGATGCCGAAAACTCCGTTACTGAAATGCAGGCACAGATTGATGAGCTTACGGCCAAGAACAAGGAACTTCAGGACGCACTGGACGCTGCTTCTTCTGGTGGAACTGGAATTGAATACTACAAGTATGGAGATGACAGTGGTGTATTTACGCTTTATAGTGGAACGCTTGATGGAACTTCAAACTATCAGATGAAAATAAATAATGTCTGGGAAGATAGACCAACTGTTAACTTCATTTTAATAACATCGAACAGTGAAGGCGCAACGGCTCAAAGGGAAACAGCTAATAGCATTGGCTATGGTGGTTGGTATCGATTCAATCCAAGTACATACCGTGGCTATCGTTTCTGGGTTATCTTTATGGACGCGGATTACAAGGTTTTTGCAATAGGAGAATGGGGAAAACGTGTCAACTTCTAATTTTGTTATTAATGAAAACTATGTCATTACTGAAGTAAACATTGATGGTGAATCTTATGAATGTTCATTACAGATTGATGCTGACTGGGTTCCGTATGTTATAGGTTATACTTCTCTTGCAGACGGAACTATAACAGGTGTATGTGTGGGGGACGAAGCAAATAGTGAACGTTCTGTTGCCTCTGGTGATTGTGGTGAAGTTACTCATTTACCATTTGACACAGACGCAGGTGAATACTTCCCACCACCAGAAGTTAACCTTGTCTACATGGGCACCAAGTACAACTACATCAAGGTCTGGGATGGAAATGTATGGCTTACAGACCGAACCATAGGAAACAAGCTTTGGGACACTGATGGGGACGGACACCTTAACTATACCATAAACTACCTTCCGGTCCACATACAGTTCGTTCAGGTAAACGAAGAAGACTACAGCGTTGTGTCGGAATCAACCGTTTACACCGCAGACCACAACGGCACATGGGCTATCTATGATGACGGACACTGGGAAAGGCTTGACAATAAAGGGGAATAGAAGATGGCTGAAAATAAGGAAGAAAAACTATCTGCCTATGAAAGAGCTTCCCTAAAGACTGCTTTAAACGATGTAAAACCTGGCACGGCTGACTACAAAGGATTGGAACACCTTAACAGTCCTACAGGACAAGCAGTGAAGTATACTGTCCCATTATTCCTGGGAGCGGTTTTGACAGTACTCGGTGCTAAAGGTGCGGCAAGCGAGGCTGCCGTAAATAATTACATTGCTCGTGGTAGAAGCCCGGAAGCTAAGCAGCAGAGACTCGGTATTGCAGAAGAAAACAAAGGCTTAATGTCTCAACCTTTATCAACTGATACGCAAAGTAAGCTTATTGATAATACAAGAAATGAAGTAACTATCCCACGTGATAACCTTAGGGATGTCGAAATGGACTATAAAAACTATAAAAACATGTCCGAGGAAGAAATCAAAGGGATAAAAGAAAGAACTTTGGATAGGTTTGCTTCTGACCAGAGGCCATTGAACAACCTTGAAGCAACAAGACCAGATAAAGGAACACTTGGACATTCCAAAGACACTGCAAGAATCGTGTATGACTTGGTAAAAAGCAACTACCCTAAAATACCAGAAGCTTTGTTAGGAAAGATTCAAGACGCTATCGAACTGCACGACTACGGAAAAGGCATGGTTCCATACGCTTCATTTAACTCTAAGGTAAGTAAACGTCAAAACTATGAGCCTGAGTTATTCGACACAGAACACCAGCCCCTTATTGAACCACACGATAGGCTTGGCAAAGAAGCCCTTGAAGCAATAGGTGAAGACCTTGCGGCTTTTTTTGCAGGTGCCCATCACTCAAAAATAGATAAGTTTGATGATTTAGCAAAAGAAGCAAATGAAAGATTCGGATACGCTTTTAAAGAATACATTGGTGACGAAGACCCAGTTCATTTTTTCAAAAACCTTATAGGTTTAGTTAAGTCTGCGGACATCCTTAACGCTAAAACTGGTGCAAGACCTTACATAGAGAATCCAGACAGTTATGAAG